CCTCGGTGCCCAGACCTCATCGGTCGATAGCCCCTCCGCTCTTTGGATTAAAGCTTCGACGGCAGCTTTGGTGTAGGCGGTTTTTATGTTGTCCGTCGCTTGACGATAGTCAACGGAAATCATCTCACCTCTGCCGTTCAATGAGGCGACTTTCTTCTCGGTTGGCTGTCCGAGTAAAAGCCATCCCTTCCTTCGCAGGGTCGCGTAAAGCGAACGATGTAGCGGATAGAGGATCTGGGAATAGGTACTGGAGTAGGATGTTACCACCCTCTCTTTCCCTGCTGTAAACGCCAAACCCACAGCAGGACGTGAGTCCAAAGGTTCAACATTCCAGTTACCGCCCTCGCTCCTATCGTGATACGCCGTCGCATGACCGTTCGGGACGTACGGCCATACATACCCCTGGTTCCAGCCTACAGGCACGTTGCGCAAAAACTGCGACACGAACAGGGAAAGGTGATGGTCATCCACCGATATGTCCGCGAACCTTGCTTCTTTCCATTTTCTTAATTTGTCGTCGAAGTCTTTATTGCAATAATCGCATATTCGGCGTTCGACTTTGCAGGCTGTCTTTATAGACAGTTCATCTGCCTCCCCCAGGTCCTGGTCGGAGAAGCAGTGCCGTACCGCGGATCGAAGCTGACCGCAAGAGATACGGGAAGAGAGAGCGTGAGCCCTCTTCAGACTGCGATCCAATTCTAGGAACCGCACCACAGCCTTCGCCTTCTTCTTTAGGCGACCCAAATTTTGACACTCTTTTAGCTCAAGGCCAGAGTCTGTTTTATCCTCCGTTGGGCCGGAGTCCCCCTGTCTCACCGCAAGTGCCGGTGACCGCCGAGGAGGCGGGGGTTCGTTGTCTACTGCCACGTAGCACCCAGTACGTGGCATGCGGCGTCGTTTTTCGAGGAGAAAAGAACTCGTGACGATACCGAGAGAAAAGACAGCTGGACTAGAAAACGGAAACCAGAACAACTTAACTGGCCAATGAGTCTTCACCATCTTTATCTTTTCTTTTGTCGTGCTTCAATTTCCTTAGAGACATGAGCGTTGTCACCCAACGCGGTCTTTCCCCTGGCGGGAACGCCTATGAGGGATGGGAACCACCATGTCCACTGACAGAGCTTCAATCGGGGGTTTCGTAGCCACGTTACCCAGCTACTACTCCGGCGCGCGCGAGGCACTTGACCCTTCGTAAACCGTTAGTAATACTAACCCCGACATCCCCTCTGTTGGCGCGACTAAACGCCACTTGGCAGCAAGGCCCCAACACCCTAAACTATGGTTATATTTCACAATAACCCATAGGCAGCCTGACGACACTACTCGTTTCAGTGCTTGATCCCCCCACGGAGAGGCGGCTTCAACAGCTGACGCCATGACGCGTCTCATGTATCCACCTTCCTCATTCATGCTACCCCACAGGAGCAGTTGTCATGACTGCGCCTGATCCCGAGAGCACAAAGCTCGGGCGCTATTTGC